CATCTGTGATCAATGAATTGCCTGTCTGCGATGAACCATTAATCAATGGTGTTCCTGTTGCAATGCCTCGCGGTGTATTTTTATGTGATAATGAAACCAAAAACGAATTAGTAGCGCCATGCTGACTTAACAATAAAGAATAGATAGGTTCAAATTCATCTCTGGTCATATCTTGATAAGTGATATCAATAATCCACAAATGACCACCGAACTCTCTTGTAAATACTCGACCAGAATGTGCTCTGTTTACTAATGTGTTTGAATTGCTTGACACGCTGACAGTAGCAAAGTCAGGACTTGTTGGTAATGTTCCACTCATAACGTGACAGTTTGAAAATTATTGCCGAAAGCTTGAGATATTTCGCGCTTGATTCTCGGCATTTGCGATATGATAAATTGCGTACCCGTTCTGGTATCTATCGTATTAATGTTAAAATTTATATTGACTGTTTTGCCGCCTTGATTTCTCCCTTGTGTTGAATTTTGATTTTCACTTTTTTTGATTACTGCTTCGCCTTTTTCTAATAAGTAAGTTCCTGTCCTTGGTACGTTGTCTAAGCCGTCATGGGCTTGGCCTGCGAGTTGTTTTGACAGGCCAAAAGTAGCGGCCAGTGCTAAACCACCGGATATTGCAGACGATCCAAACGAAGCGATAGAAGTTGCTGCTGCTGCTGGTGCGTAGGCTGTCGCTATTGCTGGACCTTCGATTGCTGCTTGTACTTTCGATTGCTTGCTAAATATTTTGGAAGCTGCAAAAATGGCTAATTGCTGCACACCAACTTGTACAAGTGTACTTATCAATTGGCGCTTAATTGATTGTGCTAATTCTTTAATGCTTTGATTGGCTGTTTTGCTGCCTATGGCAAAATCTGCAAAGGCATCGCCAATGCCTGATGATAATCTGGTTAATGTATCACTAGTGATTTGATCAAGTGATTGTTTTAATTTGTCTGTTTCGATTGCAACGCTATTTGTATCATTTACCAAAATATTCAGCCGTCTGCTATAGTCATCAATGCTTATTTTTCCTAAATTAAAAAGTTCCGTCTGTAAAGCAATTTTTTGATTAAAATCCTCCATAGGATCTCTTAATTCCTCATAAGCACTTTGCAAATCTTGCTGACGTTGTTTAAAAGCAGTACTAGCAGCGTTTTGATCTTGTATTGTTTCTTTTAATTTTGCCATTGCTTCGATATACGTAAGCGTTTTTTTAATTACTTTTCCCGTTTCTAGTTTTACATTATTTAATTTTTGTTTTGCGATTATTAATGCATTGGCTTCTTTTATAGTTGCAACACTTGCCATATCCATCTTATCGGCTAGGCTAATAATAAGATCCCTTATTGTTTCAACAGGTCGAATCATTTCATCCATATCATCACGAACGAATAGCGCAGCTCTGCCAAACTCCGAAACAATTTTTTCTGATTTGGTCATTTCTACTATGAGTTCTTCGAATTCTTTTCTCATAGCATTTAAACCTTCTGCAGCCGTATCAGGTTTTAATTTGGCTAATTCACCAGAAACAACAGTTACAACAGTGGCAAAACCTTCTACTGTTAAAGCCAATCTAGCAACGGCATTGGTTAAAATATCAAGCACACCAGCTTTGCCAATGGCAACAAAAAGCCTGTCAATCGAATCAAGTAAATTGGAAATTCTACCGTCTAAGGTATCCATTTGATCTGACATACCAGTAGCAAATTGATTTTGACCAATACTTTGAAGAAATTTTGTTATTTCTGCTGAGTTTTTACCGATTGTTGTTGTTACGCCTTGGAACGTAAATGAAACTTTATCACCTTGTTGTTTTGCTATTATTCCAAATTCCTTTAGGCGTTCAAATTCATTGGTGCTCGCATCGGCGACTGCTTCAATGAATTGATTCAAACTTTTACCCATTGCAGCAGCAGTGTTGCCATACGATCTTATTGCTTCCTCGCTAGGATCAAGACCTAAGCCTTTTAATTTAATAAATGCGCTTGTTATCTCAGAAACTTGAAAAGGTGTTTCAGCAGCAAATTTATTTATCATATCCATAGCTAATGCAGCTTGAACACTTGACCCTGTAACGGTCTTGAGTGAAGCTTCCATTTTTTCAAATGACCGGATAGTATTAAATGCAGAAACGGCAATAGCACCAATGCCTGCTACACCAGCTAAGGCCGCTGATGCTTTTGCAATATCCTTCATTCTTTTTTGTACAGAATTAAAAGCTTTCTTAGTATCATCTTTGCCCTTAATTCTTACTTCAGGTTTAGCGACTACACTCATTTGAGATAATTATCTATTGTTTGCATGGCTTGCATATACCCGTTAGGTTGATCCAATATCCCGCCAGCAAACGGCAAAATATTATTTCGATAATGTATGTATAATTCAAGAAAAGTCTGTGATTGCCGAGATACCATCGGCTTGAAACAAATATTTGTTTCAATAATGATTTGTTTGTTTTTTGCTATAACGAATTTATTAAAAGGCGCAGGATTATTACTATCACAATATTTATGCTGGCAATTCTCACAATTAAAATCTTTGGCGTTATTGTTAACTTCTAAAGTGACAATCAGGTTTTTTTTTCATCACCGGCAATATTTGATCTTGCTATTATCTCATTGGCTATTTCTGCCTGTAAAATGGTCGGCAATAAACTTATTTTTGATGATTTATATTCAACTTGGTTTCCGTTTTCTTTTTTTATATTTTTCCAATCAAGTAAACCATATAACAAAGCTAACCTAAGATCCGGTGATCCGCCTTTCATAACCTCAAGACCTTGTGATCCGTTCATGGGTTTAAGTCTAAACTCGGCTTTTTCTTCCTCATCTATTTCACCTTCCGGTATATACCAATCCGGAATAAGTTTTTCATTAACAGTTATCGCCATAAAATCTCCTAGTTAAACAACAAAACAAATTCATCATTAGACGTATTATCACAACCGAAAGGGATTTCAGCGGTTCTAGTTCCATCTCTATCACCTTGAGAAATATCGCGGTAATATGATCGCAATAATGTATAAGTGTATTTATTGAATGTTGTACCGCCGACCGCACCAAGGATCACCGTGTTTTGTGTTCCGGCTCTTAATGCACCCTCTATATCATCCGTTGCTATTAATTCGTCTTCCGGATCAAATGATCCATTGACATCCCGGCTGGTAATGGCAAGATCGGCATAACCATCAACTGCCGCGACTGATGGATTAGTAGCGATAACATTGCCTAAATCAATAGTTAAATTAGCGATAATTGCCGCAAAGCCACCGGTCGTGAAAGTCGTATTTAATACAGCAGGCGGGACAACAGAATCATAAGTTGGTGTAATTAAAGAAACATCAGTCGGCGCTACACTATGACCAATAAATTCAAAGCTAGCGATACCTATACCACCGGCATCATGTGAAAAGGAAACATTGCCAAAACATCCAGTGATAATATAGCGCTTGCCATCAGTAAAATAATAAAGCGTGATGGACTCAAAGGACGTGCTTATGACTTGGTACGTCCAGCTAATAGTATCGACAAGCGTTGCACTAAGTCCACATGATCTTAGTAATGGATCAATCTCGGGAAATACAGTCGAGCTATAACTAGCGCCCGATCCTTTCATTTCAACATCAAAAGTGAGTTTGCGTAGCGCACCGGCATAGACTTGTTGTAACTTACCAATATTTGCCCGCACCGCTGGTCGATCAACCATCCTTAGACCTTCAAAAGACATGCTAACATTTTGCACTAACATATCATCAGTACCGGCAACAGGTGTCGGATCTGTGTTGTAGGTTGACTCAATTTTCGCCTGAATAATTTCTCTATTTACCAGAGCCATTATCTTTTACCTCTTTTTTCGGTTTGTCTTTTGTTTTGCTTTTTTTTTGCAAAACACCATCGATATAAATGCCGCCCGCAGTCGGTTCCACGATCATTCGCGGTTTGTCTTTGTTCATGGGATTACCTCTGGTTAAGCGGAAGGATCTGTTATTGAATGCCGATAACGAAAAATAAAAGACATATCCATTGTCGATATTGGTTTATCACCAAATTCTAGGACTGGCGTGCCTGCACTTTGTGGGATGGTTGTAATGACAAAACTTAAGCCTTGAGTGTGGTCAGCCATTAGTGCAATGTGTATTTCTTTTCTTATTAAATTTAGATTAACAACATAATTGTTATTTTTGCGAACATAAGCACGAAAAATAATACTCAAATCATTATCAACAAATGAAACATTCGTCGCACCCAATTCCGATAAATTTACATCATCACCTTGAAATATATCCAAAGCTGGCAAGTTATCTGGCTCTTGGGTATAAACGGGATTAACTCTTGTGTTTTGTTTAGTAGTGGTTAAACCTGTAACCGTTGTATTAACCGCTGCTACGATTTGCTCGGCGCGTAAAAGTGCCATTATTCTACCTCTAGCACAAAAGTCGTTACC